ACGGTCGCAGAGATAGTGTCAACCTCTGAAATGCTGGAAAATGTTTGCTTTTCTGTAAACGTCTGAGCAACGTCTGTCTTGACCGTGTCAGCGTCGTATGCCTGTACCGATACGCCAATGTCGGCGTCTACAACAATCGTTGCGTCAAACGCCTGCACGTCAGTGCCAATGGCCAGACCTAGATTGGTACGCGCCGTGGCTGCATCAGCTGCGCCGGTGCCGCCGCTGGCCACCTCGAGGGCGTCAGACGGGAATAGCGCGCTAATCAAATCTAGGTTTGTATTTATCTTGGTCCCCCACGTGTCGGATGAGGCACCCACTTCGGGTTTGGTAAGACTCAGGTTTGTAGTTGTCGTATCGGCCATTTATTCCTCACTAAGCAATTGGTTGCCAGTCGTCTGACGTGTCTGGTATCTGCGTCCAGACTTCCGCTGTGTCATCATAATTTTCCCACTTTAAGCGCGCCGTGGTTGACCCAGACGACTGCGCTGTTGCAGAAAATCTTCCTATCGCGTACCGGACCCCGGCGGCGTTAAAAATAGATGACGAATTTATTAACAAATCGGTGCTGGTAATGACGTTCGTGCTCATCACCACGGCTGACGCGTCAAGACCCTCAAACGATATAAACGCCGTGCGCTGCGCATTAAGCAGTAGCGACGACACCGACGTGATGTTGGCCGCGCCAAATGTAAAGCGGTACGCGTCGACCGTCGCCGAAGACTCGGGCAAGACGGCAAACTCCCCGACGCTTACGCCGTAGGAATAATTGCCGTCGCCGTATGGTCCGCCGCCATATGCTGCCATCTTAGGTCAGCGTAATGGTCAGGCTGGATGCTGGGATGCGCAGCACATCACCGTCGTTAATTGTTCGGCTAGTGGTCAACGACGCCCAAGCCAGCATAGTGCCGCCGGACTCCGCGTCAAAAATAGCCGCCCAGCCAATCGTTCCCCAGTCCCCGCCGGTGGCCGCAGGGAACTCAATGGCTGCAGCGTTTGTGGCCGTGGTCGCGGTCCCGGCCACCGTAATGGTGCCGGTAACCTTGCGCACGTAGGCGTTGCCGCTTACCTCGGTTCCGCCGCCAGCATCGCTAGGCGCGCTTGTGAAGAGGCCGACGTACCATGCGGTGGGGCGGGTTGCGGAGTTTGTTGTAAACAGCCAGTTAAGAACTAGGTTCTCGGTGTAGTCGCTAAAACTTGACATCTATCGTGCTCCAAAAGGTGTTGCGCGAGCCTTCAATGCGCCGCCCGACGTTGCGCTTCTATCGTCCGACGTCTGCATGCCCTGCACGGCCGACGCATAGAGCGTGGACCATACGTTCAGGCGCTCGTCGTCTTTAAGGTATGGCGCCGCCTGCAGCAGCGCCCCATATAAATACGCGTCAGGCGAGCTGGTCAGTAGCCAGCTCGTTGTGTTTGATCCAGACAACCGTGGCAGCTTGGCGTAGTACGCCAGCTCACCCGTGTAGTTGCCGTCGGGGATTGGGTAGACCCGAATCTGATTGCCGACAATGCCAAAATACAGCGGCCGCCCGGGCGCCGTGCTTGATGAGTCAAGCGCGTCCAGCTCGTCGATGGTCGCAAACGCAATCGGTTGCACCGGGCTGGTGCTCGTCAGCTTGAAGGTTTTGACCTCCAAGAATGTGGACGGCAGCGCGCTGTACTGTGTGTCGATCGTCGCGTTGGCGCGGTCCAGCATCTGGCGCACGCGCAAGACGCGCTCGAGACCGACCTCCGCAAGGGAGATGAACGTCGGAATGACCGCGTCCAAGTCGCTGCGGTTTAGCCAGTCACCGATCTCTGACTTTAGCTCGCTGTAATTTGTAGCCATCTTGCGCCAATCATACTGTCCCCGGACGCGTGCGGAACACGCGATTGTCAGGATCGTTTAACCATTTTTTCATTGCAGCCGGGTCGTTAATGATGCCCTTGCGCTGCAGCTCGTAGTAGATCGACATGGGAATGGACGCGACCCTGTGCATGTCGCCGGCCCAGCCTGCCCGCTCGTCGATCTGGTTGAATGTTCGTTTGTTGTCTTCGGTGACGTCGGTCAAGTCCTGCTTGGTCTCGATGGTGACCGAGCCGTCGTCGTGCTCGTGCCAGAGCTGCGTAATGCCAGCCTCTGCGTTCTTAGAAAGAATACGTGAATCCATGTAGAAAAGGGGCTGGGTTATTAGCCCAGCCCCACGCTCAATTAAGAGGTTGTCAAGTCAGCGGCAATGCCGTGAGCCTTTTCGGTGTGGATGCGAACACCCCACTCACACAACATTAAGCGCTTCTCTGCGTCGCCTGTGCGCGCAAGGTCGATTGTCTGCATGGGGCGCAGGTAGTCGATGCTTGCGTACTCTGGATCCACCACAAACGCGTCACGCTCACGCTGGAAGCGTGAGGGCACGATTGAGACGTTGCCGAAGTCTGACACGTAGATGTCAGCTGCAGCCACGATGGTGCTGGCCTTGGCGCCTTCAGCGTTGTAACGCTGCGCGGCGATGCCGGTGAACGCAGATGCCTTCTGCTTGTTGACAGGGCCAACTAGCAAAATCTTAGGCATACCGCCTTCGGTCCAGACCTGCTGAATCACGTCCTTCAAGATCACCTCGGTGAAGTCACGCTGGGTGCCGTCAGTGCGAGTGTCGTCAGGGATCGTGGTGTAAACAGGATCAACGCCGTCACCAGCCTTGTTGGTGTTGGTCTTCAAGAACGCAGACAGTGAGCCGGTCGTGCGGGCTGTGGTGCTGTTACCAGCGACAGCTGCTTGGCCGTTCAACGCGATGAACTCTATGTCGCGCTTCAATTCCGCGCCACGGCGCGCAATCTGATAGGCCAGCTCGGACTTTCTGCCGGCCTTATTGACCTTCTCTTCGGTGCCAGAGATGATCACGTTCTTGTTGCTGATCTGCGCGTAGTTCTGCAAGCGCACGGTAGGGGTGACCGCCGCGAACGTCGTGTCATCACCTTCCAAGGCAGCGTTTGCACCGGCGGCTGCCAATGCGTCTGTCTGCCAGTCAAATGCGGTGTTGCTGATTGAACCCTTGCCGACGTTAGAAACGAACGGGGTCTCTTCGGGGCTGATTGAATAAATTACATTAGCGAGGTCCTCGCGAATGCCCTTTGCGTTGTACGTTAGAAACGTGTTTGCTACGATTGCCATTTTGTTTACCTCAAATTAGAGAAAATTTTCAAGAAGACTGGCCGCATCTTTTGCGTTACCAGACCGGGCTAGACGCTGTTGAGCTTGCTTTACTGCACTCGACTGATTCTTGCGTGGGGCGACTCCTGGCCTCACCGTCTTTGCTTTGGGCTTGTCCGAGCTGACTTGCTTGCGTTTGGCAACCATGCCGTTGTAATCGGCAATAGTCTTTAGCGCCAGTAGCACGCGGTGGTCATTGATCCCGTTCAACTCCTGCTCAGAAAAGCCGATGCTCTTGCCTGCCTCAATCCAACGACCCTTTTCCGCCTGAGCGAACTTAGGGTCACTGAGCTGCGGCACGACTGTAAGCAGCTGCTCCTTCTGACTCTGCAAAAACGCTTGCATCTGCTGTTGCTTGACGACCTGCTCCGCTTGATTAACTCGTTGCTGCTCGCTTTGAATGGCCAGCATCTTCTCGTTATTCTCGCGCTGCATTTCGCGCTGCCGCACCCACTCGATTGGGTCTTCTTCTCGAAGACGGTCCATGTCGAGCGGTTGCTGCGACTGCTGCAATTGCTCCTGCAATGCACCTAACAGTTGAGCGTACTGAGCACGCTCGGTTCTCACTTGCTCTAGCTCTGCCTGAGCCGTTTTGCGCTCTTGGGCAAGTGCCTGAGTTTTGCGAGTGTAGTCTTCTGTACGGCTGTAGCCTTTTTGAAGTTCATCCAACGAAACCGCTACGTCCTTGCCGTCAACTTTGACGGTGAACTGCTGCTCGTCTTCTGCCTCATCCTCGTCTACATCCTCATCGGACTCATCGGCCTCGTCGTCATCTTCGGAGTCTGCGTCTTGTTCGACATCCTCGATTTCGTCTTCGACCTGTTCGGACTCGCCTTGCGGCTCATCCTGCGTAGCCTCTTCCTCTTGCTGGTCTCCGTCGCCGGACAGCATTGATTCGATGGCATTGGCGGCCTGATCGGCCGTCATGGCTTGGTTAACACTGGTTGATACCGTGGTGTCTTCGCTCATGTTCTAGTTCCTAGTTTACAACTTTTGATCCCGCTCTAGTTGCTTGTTGGCGATCTTTGCGTCGTCAACGTACGACTGGAGCTGGCGCTTTAGGTCTGTGAGAGCCGTGACGCGTGCGTACGCTTGTTCTCTATTGACCATGTCGTCAACTTTAGATGATTTCCACTCGTTTGTGTACTGCTGCTCGAGGTCGGCGAACGCCTCAAGCAGGACAGGGTCCATGACAACGCGCTCGGCGTCCTTGCCCCGCTGCACTCTGTTTCGCTTATCCATTCATCGGCCCCTGCTGCTGTTGCTGCGCGCTTTGCATAATTGCCCGGACGGCCTCACGGTCACGCTCCAGCTCTACGTTAAGCTGCGCCTCGTTTATCTGCGCGCCGTATTTAAGCTCCAGCTCGCGCAGCTTCACGAACCGGTCCGACGCCATCTTGTCGCGCTCACGGTCATCGCTGCGCAGCATGTCTTCGCGCTTTAGCTCAAGCTCGGCAGCCTTCTTCTGGATATCTGCTTGGATGGACTGCGCCTGCACCTGCGCCAAGGTCTCCTCTGGCGTTGGCTTTTGCTGTGGCTGTGGCGGCTGGTAGTCGGCTGGGATCGCGTTAAAGAACTGCGAGCTGTCCTTAAACCCGGCAAGCTCTGCGATCTTGCGCAGCGTGTTTGAGTACTGCGCCGGCGTCACCAGCGGGTTCATCGGCCCCATCTGCTGCAGCGCCGACTCTTGCTTGCCTGCGATCATGGCCAACATGGCCATCTTCTGGTCGACGTCGCCGTTGCCCAGCGCCACGTTGATGGACACGTCCATCTCCGCGTCCCAAGCGCGTGGGTCGACAGGCGTCCACTGGTTGCGCAGGCGCACCATGCGGGGCTTGTCTTGGTGGACAGTCACCAAGCGCAGCACGTTCTTAAACAGCTTCTGCATGCCCTGCGACAATATGCGGGTAGTCAACTCCAAGCGCATCTGCGACGCGCTCACGGTGGCCGTGACGGCCGCCTTGGTGGTTGACTGCAGCGCGTCAGCATCCAGACCCATAGAGGCCTTGCTCATGCCGGTGCGCGACTCGCGGATGTTGCTCAGGTAGTCCAACATCGGGAACGCTGCCTGCCCCACAAACGGCGTGGAAAACGGCTGCACCATGCCGGGCGCGCGCATACGTATGATGCCGCCGGTCTCGTTGTTTAGCACGTCGTCCATGTTGACCTGCCCCTCCACCACGGCCGTGCGTGGGTGGATGGACTGAGCCAGACTGTCCAGCGTGTTGCGCATGATGTCAGAGTTAACCTCTTGCAAGTCGCGCGTGTAATCAAAAATGCTGTTGGCCTCAAGCGGTGACGTGTGTGGCTCCGGGTCGCACGGGAAGTCGGCGAACGGCACAAAGTCGGCCGGCTCGTTATTGACAATTGTGTAGCCCTCGCCCATGCAGCAGAGCTTGCGCAGCTCTGGGATGCCGTCGCCGTCGTAGTCGATATTCATCCACAGCTCGATGTACAAGGCGCGCTGCATCGCCGGGTTATTGCTCTCCTGCGACATTCCGATAGTCGTGGTCGTTGGGCGGCGCGTCAGGTACTCGGAATTGTTCTCCAAGTCGCTTGACGTCACGTACTGGGTGACCTCGTCCTCGTCGTAGCCCAGCTCCACCAGCTCGGCCACGGTGGCCATCTTGCGGTGGCCGATGATCGCTGCGGTATCCAAAGACAACGCGTTGCGGTCGATCAAAAATTCCTCTAGCGGAATGGACTCGAGCTTGACCTTGCCCTCTTTGATCTCGCGCTTGACGGTGACGTCAAATAATTGCGGGGCTGGCTGCGGCACCGCCTGCCCAGTCATCGGGTCTGGCATGGCCATGCTTGGCTCCGCGTCCGGGTCGTCGTATTGCTCCACGACCGTTACGATCGCGCCCTTTTCGGACATGATCACCATCATGGTCATCTCGTCCAAGCCGGTGTAGGTCTCGACGCGTACCTTGGTCTTCTCTTCCCACCACGTCTTGACAATGCCGCACTTGCGCACCAGCGAGTCCTTAAACGTGGAGTACATGACGCCAAAGCCGTCGTTGTCCTGCTGCACGACGTAGTTCACGTAGTCGGTCATCTGCTCCGCAGTGGCCACGTCCTCGGGGCCGCGCGGCACAAACTCGACAACCTTCTCGCTCGAGAAGACGGTCTTCATGATGCTTGGCAGCATGCTGTTAACCGTGTCCCGCACGTCGGTTGACACGTACTGGCTGTTGCCCTCTTCCTCGTTGCCGAACAGGTCGCCACGGTAGTACGCCGTCGCCTCTGCGCGCAACGGGCTGAGGTCTGAGTCGATGTACGTGATCGCGTCCTCCACCTCGGAGGCCACAATGCCCTGCAGCTCTGTGTCATCCATGGGCTTGTCGCCGTAGTCGTTCTCTTCCTCCATCAGCTCGCGCTGCTGCTCTTCGGCCATGCCGATGCCTGTGTCCTCGTAGGACTCGTCGTCGTCGTACTTTTTCATTTCTTTACCTTTTTGTTGGCGGTCTTTGCGGCCAGCTTAAAGTCCTTGGCGGAAGGCGCGCCCTTGGCGCCGGCCTTCTTCATCTTCTCGCCAGAGCCTTCAGCGATGCGCTTGCGCTTGGCGTGGATGTTGGAATAGAGACCTGTTTTCATTTTTTAGCCTTGTTGCGCTTTGCGCGCATGTTTCGCTCTGGTGGCGCCCGGCCGGCCATGCTCATGGCGATGGCCGTTGCCTGCTTCTGCGGTTTGCCAGCCTTCATCTCTTGCTTGATGTTCTTGCTGACGGTCTTTTTGCTGTAACCCTGCTTTAGTGGCATGTAATCACCATTTAACCTTATTAGCCCAATAGGCCGCAGACATCTTGCCCTTGGCAATATTTTTGGCGTGCCGAGCTTTAAACGCGTCATTGCGCTTAGACCCGTCCGGGGAGCCGCTCACGCCTTGCTGGCCGAAGCGGATCGTTTTCACTTGGTCGCCATCCTTGGCAACCACAACGTGAGACTTGGTGGAGTGGCTTGGCGTTCGTTTCGGCTTGTTAAAGCCAGAGACGCCTGCCCTACTTAGCCTTGGGTCTTTTGCCATTGGTTGTCTTCTTCGGCGACGTATGCGTCAACACCTTGCTAGACGGCGTATGCTTTGCGCCCGTCATCAAGACGTTGCCTGCCTTATGTGTTTGTCCGCTGTACTCCTTGCCGTTAGGCAGGTAATGCGTCTGGTTCTTTGCCATTGCCTTTTCGCCCTCCTGTACCCCAATTGTCCCATTTTCAGGCAAGTCTGGGGAGGTTCCTGCGCAGCGGCTTATTCCACACGCCAGAGGCGCTCGTGCCGTAGGACACGGTGGCCGCGTCGGACGCAAACGTCAGCACAAACGCGTCGGCGACGTCCGGTGACTTCAGGCCGCGCTTCCTGATCTCGTCCTTGCTCTCGACCTGCATCTTGCCGCTGCTGTTGAATTTATAGCGCACTGTGGCAAGTTCGTTGATTAGGCGCTCGTCGTTTGGCAAAAAGCAGTCCCTGCGCTCTAGCCACGCCTTAGCTTTACCCCACAATTCTGCACGCAAATTGCGGTACGTGCCGCCAAAACTTGGCGACTCCGAGACATTGATGCCGCGCGCCGGCAGCTTCAGCTCGCGCAGCCGGTCAACGACCCCAGCCCCCAGCCCGATGCTGTCGACCAAAATCTCGGTCGGCCGGTCCTTCACCTCCAGCGCCTCGTACTCAGCCACGACCGCGCCGGTGAGCTGCATCAGGTCCAAGTTGCGCCAGACGCGCACCTGCTCCAATAAACCATTGCCCCGGCGCTTGGCCAAGGCCGAACAGTCAGACCCGAACCTCGCCACGTCCAGCCCCCACACCAGTGGCGCGAAGTCGCTGATCTTGACGTCCCGCGTCTTGGCGCCCTCCAGCAGCTCCATGGGGATGATCGTGTCGTCGTCGCTGCGGGGGAACTCGCCCAGCACGCGTATCCGAAACGCGTTGCTCTCCTCGCCGTAGCGGGACAGCATCTCGTTTACGTAGTCGTCGCTCACGCGCGGCGACTCCTTGCACGACACCCTGAACGTGGTCCACTCGTCACTGAGCCGGTTGTGCGTGTCGTAGAAGAACCCGCTGGACCTCGTCGGGTTGCCCAACAACAGCGTCACCGCGCTGTGGCCAGACATCGAGCCAGCCGCTGCCTCG